ACCTCCATAATGTTATCTTTGCTTCTCCAAGTAAATCACGCATACGGAATTTGCAATCAATTGGACGAGTTCTTAGAAAAGGAAAAGGAAAGGTAAAGGCAACTCTATATGATATATCTGATGATTGTACATATAAATCTAAAAGAAATTATACTCTAAACCATCTTATCGAAAGAATTAAAATTTACAACGAAGAAAACTTTAATTATGAGATAATAACTATTCAATTAAGAAAATGATAGAAGACGATTTTTTTGCTACTATTAAATTTAAATCAGGAGAAGAAATCTTTTGTAAGGTTGCTTCATCCGAAGAAGAAGATAGAATTGTTTTACTGGTTTCTAATCCTGTTATTATAGCAGAAATTAAAGGACGCACAGGTATCATAGGTTATAAAGTAGAACCTTGGTTGAAAACAACTAAAGATGATATGTTTTTAATTAATTTAACTGATGTCCTTACAATGTCTGAATCAAGTGATCAAGAAATGATTAATATGCATCAACAATATGTAAAACATAATGATAAACATGGTGATGGTAGTAGTAAATATAAACTTAATCGTAAAATGGGATATTTATCAACTATTGATGATGCTAAAAATACTTTAGAAAAAATATATAAAGATAACTCTAAAAGCTAATATCCCTGAACCTCCACAGAGTTATCATACTTATAATTTGGTAACTTGTCAACTCTTCGTGAAAGTGTTATAATATCTACATAATAGTGATAAAGACTCATGGCAATGATAAAACCTATGGCTAAACGTAAAAGGTCTGAACACTATGTAAATAACAAAGAGTTTCTTGCTGCTTTGATTAGGTATCGTGAGGATGTTGAAATAGCAAAAATTAGGGATAATCCAAAACCAGTTATACCCAGATACATAGGTGAATGTTTTTTAAAGATTGCCAATCATTTATCATTCAAACCAAACTTTGTTAATTATATGTTCAAGGAGGACATGATCTCTGATGGAATCGAAAATTGCGTTCAATACATACATAATTTTAATCCTGAGAAATCCAAAAATCCTTTTGCTTACTTTACGCAAATTATACATTACGCATTTCTCCGCAGAATACAAAGAGAGAAACGTCAGTTAGAAATTAAGAATAAGATTATTGAGAAGTCGGGTTATAATGAAGTATTTGATGACAGTAATAAGATTGACGGAGACAACTTTGCGGAGTATAATTCTATTAAGGATGCTGTACATGCAAAACTTCGTAATTGAAATATGTTTATAATACTTCCAGACCATGTACCATCAACTGTGTGCTCGGAAACGATTGAGATATATGAAAATAATAAAGATAAGGAAATATATCCTGGATGCGACATGGTTCAACACTGGAGAGGGACAGACTTAATACTACTCAATGAAATTTCTAATAAAGATGATATAATTAAATGTAAGCATTTAACCAGATTTGTAAATAATACAGCAGTTAATTTTTTGGGTATTAATACTTTTATGGAGGTATCTCAAATAGTGAAATGGCCAGAAGGATCTCATCAACCTTTTCATCATGATGATGCTAGAGAGAAGACAATTTTTACTTCTATTACCTATTTGAATGATGATTTTGAAGGAGGAGAAACATATTTTACAAGTGAGGATCTTATGGTTAAACCGAAAGTAGGAAGAACTATTTTATTTGATGGTAAAAAATTTGAACATGGTGTTAAAAAAATTACATCAGGAAGACGTTATACCCTTGTAATTTGGTATAGTAGTAATGTATTGGAACCTATGATATGAAAGTTGCAATTATAACAGACCAACACTTTGGGTGTCGTAAAAACTCTAAACTTTTTCACGATTATTTTTTAAAGTTTTATGAGAATGTTTTCTTTCCTACTTTAGAGAAAGAAGGTATTACCACTGTTATTAATATGGGTGATACTTTCGATAGTAGGAAAGGAATTGATTTTGCTGCATTAACATGGGCTAAAGATAATTACTTTGATCGACTAAGAGAGATGGGTGTTACTGTTCATACCATCGTAGGTAATCATGACGTATACTATAAAAATACAAATGATATAAATGCAATAGATCTCTTATTGAGAGAGTATGATAATATTCCAATATATGAAGAAACAACTTCTTTAGAAGTAGGTGGATTGAATATTCTTCTTGTGCCTTGGATTAATAAGGAGAATGAAGAGAAGAGTGTTGGTCTCATTAAGAAGTCAAGAGCATCTGTGTGTATGGGACATCTTGAGTTGAATGGATTCAGAGCAACTCCAGGACATATGATGGAACATGGAATGGATTGGGGTATATTTAAGAAATTTAAAAAGACATTCTCTGGTCATTATCATTGTCGATCAAATCAAGATAACATTTACTATCTTGGTAATCCTTATGAGATGTTTTGGAATGATGTAGATGATGAAAATAGAGGTTTTCATATATTTGATACAGAGACATTAGAGCATACTCCAGTTAATAATCCATATAGACTTCATAAGGTAATCTATTATAATGATCAGGACTATCAGTTATTTGATGCAAGAGAGTTAGAAAATAAAATTGTAAAGGTTGTTGTAAGGAAAAAGAGTAATCAAGTAAAATTTGAAAAATTTATCGATAAGTTGTATAATGCTAATGTGGCTGAATTGAAGATCGTGGAGAATTTTATTCTTCATGATGCAGAAAACTTTGAGGCATTTGAATCGGAAGATACTTTGTCCATCCTTAATAGATATGTTGAGGAAGCACAGGTTGATCTTGACAAATCAAGAATTCAAAAAATGATTCAAGAGGCATATCAAGAATCCTGTGAGTTAATATGATGTTTATATTAACTATGAATGGAAAGGAGAAGGAAGGTGCTTATGCTGTAGAAGATAAGAGAGGAGGACAAATTTTATATATCTTTGAGGAAGAAGATGATGCTGATAGATATGCGATGATGTTAGAAGATGTTGGATATCCTCATATGAAT